CGACATCGTATTCTAATCTACGCAACTCTCCTGCGTAGATCCCTGCTTGCTTCTGAGTCATGATCGGAGAATATTTCCAATCGGTAGAGATGTCGAATCCTTCGCTTTTAGCTTCTGCGATATCTCTAGCGGAGTTCTTATAACGAACTTGGGCGATCTTGCGATTAGCTCTACCAAGTCCTAAAGTATATTTAGGAAGAGTATGAAGATCGGAGTTTAGTTTGAGTTTTTGTTTTTTCATAGGATGTATTAGGATTAGGATTAGGATTAGGATTAGGATTATTAGTAAGCTTCGGTGTCGATAACGACGGCTACTTTTTCGTGACGAGATGCGTCTATCTGTTCTACTTTGAAAACGACGTGGCTAGATGCTAGCTTCGCGATAAGAGTCGCGAGAGATTCTGCCTGTGTAGGACAGCTGATGTCGAAGTATAATGATGAGTGTGACATGATATATAATGGATTAGGATTAGGATTAGGATTAGAGAGATTCGATTACTCGAAGGATAGAAGGAATAGCTACGAGAGCTACGAAGATTAACGCGTAGGAGCGTGTTAGTTTTTCGAGGAGAATAGTCATTTGTCGTATTTTTAGGATTAGTATCTAGGCGAGAATCGCTTCGATGTATAAGAGTGAGTCGATGAGAAGACCGCGAGTCAAGGCCCTATTCACATATTTTTCTCAGTCTTCTATTCTTACTTTTATAGGAAGTTCCGACTAATTCGAGTCCTGCGTTTATAGCTTTATCGACTCCGCGCTCCTTGCGTCCTTTGACGTGCCAGAGATGATCGATCTTCGCTCTGCTGCAGTTCTGCATCCAGTCCTTTATATCTCCGTCCTTGTAGGTGAAGATGTGTCCGCGAACTCCTATAATATAAGTTCCGGTAGTAGGTAATCCTTTCAGAGCTTTGTAGACTGTCTTTCCGATATAGCGTCTATGAACTGAAAGTCGGAGAGCTTTATGATAAGCTCTCTCTATGATATACCACGGAGTTCCTCTTCCGTGCTTACGTCCGAAGTTAGCCAAGATAGCTTGCGCTTCTTCGAACGTATAGTCTCCTGCGTGCTGTAAGCATCTTACCGAACATTCGTTGTGATCGAACCTAGGCATTGGACTCCTCCTCTCTATCGAGTTTCTTACCGCGATGGACAACCTTGTCTCCCCAGTCGCAAGTTTTTAAAGTCATGCCGCTGTCTGCGACTTGCGATCTTACCATCTGCATGGTAACCCAGTAGGTGATTTCATCGACTTGTTTTAAGAAGTCTTTCGAAACACGAGTCTTCGTGTTGTTTTCATAGTCGTTAGCCATCTCTATAGCTAACTTCTTTATGGCTTTTTTATTAGTAATCATAGGTCGTATTTTTACTATTTTAGATCGGGCGAATCCCTCACTTTCGACTTTCATAATACCAGATATGAAAATCCTGTCAAGGCTATTCACAAATCACTCACATCTCGATCTGCGAGATTTCCGAAGATATACGAGCTATTCTTCTTCTTCGTCTTCGTCTAGCCAAGAGCGACCGACTTCTTCGTCGTCCTCTTCGTCCCAGTCTACGTCGAACTCTTCGTCCGCTCTCTTTTCTTCCTTCAGCATATCGAGAGCTTCTATATATAGAGCCTTCTCGACTAGAGAGTTATTCGCTTCGTGCCATACGCTTCCGTCTTCATACTGCACCACGATAGCGTAGTTAGGAAAATGTTCTCCTAATATAGCTTTGGCTTTTTCGAATCCGTCCTCCGTCGCTTGCATCACTAATAGATTATATGTTAATCGATCAGGCCGCATACTCGATAATCTTCTCTGCGGATTTATATTCGTCCGAAGCGTCGCAGATTAAATCGATCTTAGATTCGTCGATAGGTTGCTCGCTCGAATGTCCGTCTTCTCCGTATTCATGTCCGTCTCTCTTTAGTAGAATAACAGATCCTCCTAGATCGGAAACCCAGTCCGCTTCGTTATCGAATCTGCAGTCGTCTATTACGACTATATCTACTCCGTCGGACTTCGCTTCGTCTATCTTCTTAGACATCGCCCAGAGCCAGATGTTTTCGTTAACCATTCCTCGACCCCACTCCGTTCCTAGAGTCTGTAGTAGTTCTCTCGCGCTCTTTTCTAATCCTTCTATCGGACTTTCCTTTAATGAAGGATGATGTAAATTTATACTATCGATTCCGATCGCTTCGAGCATCGCTCTCATCGGCTCTGCGAATGAAATTATATAAACTACTTTATCTACGTTATCCGATATCGCGTTAGCCACAGTGGTTTTTCCAACAGTCTTCGGTCCAGTTAGCGCGATAATCTTCATACAGTTTTAAAGTGTCTCGTTAATAGTCCTTCGCTCTTATGATATTCGAACGCGCTCGCTCCTTTCTGCGATCCTATATAGCCGGCGTTCGCGTGCCACGCGTCCGTCGCGCAGAGAGCTTCGAGGAACTCCACGACGAGTCCGCTCTGCTCGTCGATTACGACAGGAGCTATAGACTTCTTATGGTGGACGTGTCCGCATTTAAGATGGCGATACTTTGTCGCTCCCCATTCTTTAGCGAACTCTGCCGCTATAATTAAAGGCCACTTCACGGCGGGAACTCGATCTCCATGCGCCCAGACGAGAAGATTATCTCCCCATATAAGATGCTTACGAGGATTCGGATTCGTATTAACTTCGATATTAGGACAGTTCGAATAGAAAGCTTCTAGGACTCTTCCTAGCCAGAGTTCGGAGTGTGCGGAGTGATTACCCTCTAGGACGACGATCTCGACGCTAGGGGCTATTCTCGCAGCGATATCGACACATTCTCGGCAAGCGGAGATGATATAATCTACTATCCTATGATAACGAGTGTCCGCGTCTAGGACGTGTCCGCTAGATGGAGTCTGATTCGATCGATTATCGACGTGTAGCATATCTCCTCCGAAGACTAGAACGCATTTACTAGGATTATCCGCTCGATCCGCGAGAGCTTGCGTAGCTTCGATCATTCGACGCGACGCGATATCGCAGTCGTAGTTCTCGTCTAGCGTCTCTTTCTCGTCCGCGTATAGTCCGACGTGCGCGTCGTAGATATCTATCTCGAATAGAATGTCGTCTTTCGCTCTCTTCTTTATCTTAGGAGCTTCCCCTTTTCCTCGCGCTTGGTCGCAGAGTCCTTCGATGACATCATTTAAAAGTTCGATGGACGGGAACTGTCTTCTCCACTCCTGAACGACTTCTCCTTCCGCGTTATATTGAACAGTAGAGTTCTTTATCTCTAGATGATTAGGCGTCGGAGCTTTAGAACGCCAAGGAACTTCTCCTCTAGCTTCTAGTAATCTAATTACTTTCCTCACATTACTCCTATCCTTTCCTAGTAGTCGAGAGGCAGCACCGAAGCTCCCTGTCTCTATATAAGCGTCTACGATCTTCTGCTGTTTAGGAGTCATCTATATGGATCGATATTCGATATCGATCGGCTGTAAAGAGTTGGCTACTTCTTCCGATTGTGGAAGTCGAATAGGACTTTCACTTTTTCGGATAGAGAAGCTATGTTATAGTGCATCTTAGCTAGGACTATAATTAAAGTTACTAGTCCTAATGCTATAGGCCAAAGCGCGGATATAATCGCGAGTAATTCATTCATTTAACTTGCGAAGATCCGAAGTAGAATCCGACGATCGCTAGAGCTGACTGTCTAACTTCTGGAAGGATAACGTATCCGCTAATCTGATCCCATTTAACTGTTTTGAATAGTCCGAAGATTCCGTCTGTCTCTCGATTAACGCTTACTCCGATATCAGTAAAAGCGACGACAGTAGGAACTACGACGATAGCGAATAGGACGACGCAAGTAATAACGCGACGCATTAAAGCTCCTCCTCTGCCTGCAGCTTCGTTCGCGGATACGTCCGCTACTTTCTGCTTCGCTAGAGTCTGCTCGAAGAGTCTCGCCTGTGTCTGCGCTTGGTTAGCGATCATCTTCATTACGAATCCGCTAAGTCCTCCTCCTAGCATGGCTATTAGTTCTGGCGTCATACTACCTCTTCCTAAGTTCTCTTATTACTTTGATAGCGGAAGCCGCCATGTAAATAAACGTCGCAAGGCCTACACAGAATCCTAGTAATTCATTTATTGGAGTTAGTCCTAAGGTAGCGATAGAGCCTCCTGCTCCTATCGTAGACTTATATATAATATCATTCATCATGAAACCGTTCCTAGCGTTAGAGATTTAACTGTGCCGTTATCGTTAAAATATAGTTTAAAAGTTAAGCCATCTCTCTGGATACTCCACATATCCCTAGGTAGCCTGTTAAATAGTTCTGATCCTGATGTCGCTCCTCCGTCTCCAGGTGGATTTGCGTGGTTTCTAACAGTCATAGCGATTTGTCCGTTACCACTTCCGCTAATTCTAATCGCTCCCTCTCTTTGAGTTAAAGAGTTATTATTACCGATCTCAGTAACGTCATCCACACCGACGTTAGTGTATCTTCCGAAAGCGTGAGACTCTCTAGCTGAGACGTTGTTATTAAATCCTATGGCACTAGCATTATCTCCGCTCGCTATATTGTTAAAGCCAAATGCGGATGATCCTGTAGCCGATGCCGTGTTAGTTCTACCAAATGCGCTTGAATTATCTCCACTAGCTAAATTAGCAGATCCGATTGCGCTAGAGATTAACCCTGTAGCATCGTTCTTATGGCCAACCGCCGTAGAGTTCGTCTGAGTTGCTTCGTTAGCGAATCCGATAGCGGAAGCTGCTTCTGCCGAAGCTGTATTATCCCGGCCACTAGAATGAGAATAATCACCGCTTGCCTCATTATCAGATCCGATAGCAGTAGCATACTGGTTATTAGCGTTATTATTATGTCCTATCGAAGTGCTAAAAGCTCCGTCTGTTTGACTTGAAAAACCTACCGCCAATGAATTGTTAGCGTTAGCGACAGCGGCTTTTCCCATCGCTAAAGAATTATCTCCTATCGCGCTAGAACCTTCTCCGTGAGCCTGAGCATTTTCTCCGCTAGCTACATTATTATTTCCTAGACAAACTGCGAGAGTTCCAGACGCTTCGTTATTATGTCCCATCGCGCTAGATCTGTCTCCAGACGCTTCATTACCTGATCCAATAGCACTAGCATCTTGGTCTGTTGCTTGGTTATATCGTCCTATAGCACTAGAATTGTCTCCACTCGCTGTGTTATCGTAGCCGATAGCAGCAGCGTGATTGCCACTAGCTACATTAGTATGACCTGCAGCGATAGAGTGCATACCGGTTGCTTCGCTAGCTCTTCCTATCGCAGCAGAGTGTGCGCTAGCTTTCATCTCGCTTCCTAGACAGACAGAATTTAAACCAGACGCAATTTGAGTTACGTCTGATCGTGCCGACTGAATGTCGATAGCTTTCTTTCCTCTAGCGTTGCCAGTTTGATCACCGCCAACATAGGCAGACTCTCCAGATACAGAACTATCGACTGTCAAAAATGATCTCTTATCTAACTCATCATCGAGATCAGTTTGATCGCTAAGTGTTCCTCCGATAGATCCCCAATTAGCCGAACCGCCTCCAGGCTGCCAACTTGCATCTCCTGTTGCGTCCGAAGTTAGAACGTATCCGTCGTTAGCTCCTGTAGATAGATTTAGTCCTCCTACTGAAAGCTCTCCTACTATATCTGGATCTGGGAAAGACTCTAAGAAGGTGCTAGCGGAAGGAGGAATA